CCAAATAGTTGTTTGAGTTGCAAGGGTAGATGAAAACCCACCAAACCCATCAGCAGTTTTAGATTGTCTTTTAATTAAAACCCTTGTGTCTAATTTTCCTGCATTCATTATATAAACATCGTTTTATAACCACTTAATATTTCTTTTACATTTGTAGGAAGATCTGTAACATTTTGACCAATTACAAAATCAGTTCTATTGTCGTAAAGTGTTGAAACAAGCTGAAGGTTTGCTTCTATTAAAAAACTATCATTCATACCTGCCGTTGTATAGCTTACAATAACTTCTTTTGATGGTAAACTATTTAACTCAATAATTGTATCATCTAAACCATACGTTGTGTAGTCGGTTGTCGCAGTTCCATCAACTGTTATTGTTTGAATAGAAGCAATCGGTGAAAATGGTAAAACAAATCTTTCATCTACACTTGCTAAATATAATTTTCTTGTTTTAGCAACTATGTCTTTAGTAATATAATTCTCAATAATAATCCTAGCTTGTGTAATCATTTGACCAATCAAGGTGTCATCTGCACTTGTATCAACTCTTAAATATGATTTAGCCGTTGCCGTATTGATTATCTCTGATCCTGTTGTAGCAGTTATCTTGATTTGTGTATGAAAGCGATTTAAAGGATTACTATAATATTTCATTACTTATTTTTTTTAATTTTTTTCTTGTATGCTTGTTTTAGTTCTTTTGTTTCTTTTGTTTTTTTAGTATCTCTTTCTATTATTCCTAAAAACTCTAATATATCTTCTAACATAATTTATTATTTAAAACAAAAATACAAAAAAAATGCACCATAAAGATTACAGTGCATTTGATTGAAAAAGAATAAAGAAAGAAAAAACTATTTGAATTCAAAGTTATTAAAAAATTTTGAATAAGCATTTGTTAAACTTAATCTAACTGCTAATCTTTTACCATCATTTTCAAAAATAAAAAAACCTTGAAATTTTTCAACCCATATTGCAAAATAATCTACATCTCTTTTTTCATAACTATGTTTCCATTGTATATGAATTGTTTTTCTATTTTTTTGATAATTTTGAGTGGTTGATTTTATTTGCACACGATACATATTATCTCCTGTATCAGCTACACAATCATAAAAAGAAGTATGGACAAGGGGGTAAGAAACTTTTATATCTCGTTTAAGACATTCAATACCGAACTTATATTCAGCAATACAACCTTTGGAATTGCTATCCACAAAATAAAGTTACAAAAAAAGTGGCTAACCGAAATTAACCACTTGACTAATAAAACTAATTAAAATTAACTAATATGAAAAAAAAATTATCCTAACGTACTATAATAACAAACATTAGAACAATACTGTTTTGGAAGATCAATGTGACTTTCAAACTCAACACCACAATTTAAACATTCTTTAATTTCTATTTCTTCCCTTCTGTATCTTTCAATCTCTAGGTAATCCATCTTTTTTCTTTTTACTTTCAATTATTGTGTCCTCTATTCCATAAGCATAACTTAAAACCTTAAAATAAGTATCTTGTGTTATGTCATTTATATCCCAATGATTAGATATAATCTTCATTATTTTTGGTGCTATTTTTTTATTTACTGACATTATCTTACTAACCAAAATAAAAAGTTGACAAACATAATTGACCAAAAAGTAAATAAACCTAATCCCCAACAAAAATATTTTAAAATTCTTTTTTGTAAAATTTTATCTACTGGCATATTTATATCTTGTTGAGTTACTTTATATGTTACCTTCATTAGACATTAAATATTACAGATATTGACCATAAGCAAAAAAACATTGCTACACCTATTATTGTGTATGCTATAAATCTTAATGCTTCTTTTATTTGTTCTTTACTCATATTTTCTAATTTTTAACAAAGTAAAGCAATATATTTATTAAATGCAAATATTTTTTACATTATTAATATTTTTTAATGTTTGGGAATAAAAAAAGGGGGTATAAAACCCCCCTTTAATAATATAATACCTAATGATTATAGAGCAGCAATCACTGTTGCGAATGATCCTCTACATAGAGCATTTGGTAAGTAAGTAGTAAATCCAAGCCTTTCTTGAACTCTAACTGTAATAAAGTTCTTTTGAACATTATCACTGTCTTGCTCAAAGAACTCAACATTTACATTTTCTCTCTGCCATATTTGTGCAGCTTGACTAAAGTTACCTACGATAAACTCTCCTTCTGCCATTGCAGTTGAGATTCTTACAGGTACTCCCATAAATGTTGGTTGTAGTCCTTGATAAACTTGATCTTTAAGGTATCTGTTGTCAGAATCTTTTAAAGATAAGATTTTGTGGAAATCAGTTGGGTGTAATAAAATACCATCTGAAGTATAATTAAATTTAGCAACTTGGTTAAGTGCAGTAATTAATACATCAAATTGTTGTGGGTTTGCAAAGTCAGCAGCACCAAAACCTGATGCACCTGTACTCCAAATTGTAGCTGAATTTCTTAATCCCTCTAAATTTGGTGCAGTACCATTACCACCTAATAATTGATCATCTTCTACTGCCATAAGTTTAGCAGGAACTCTTGCAGAAATATAAGAACTTAATTGTTCAGTATCTTCAAGCATTTGTCTTGATAATCTTAAATATGTACCGATAGTTTCAATCGGTGCAGTAGCAGCAGTTAGGTTAAAGTCAGTTTGACCTAAAGCAGAACCTTCTGCCGTAGCAGCAGCACCTTGTGTATAAGCACTTTCTTTTACATATCTGACTAAATCAGAATTAGTAGTTCCTACAGGAACAATTTGTCTTATATGCACTGCATTACTTGGATCATATTTGATTCCAGGTACTCTTGTAGCTGCAATAACTTCACCAGTATAATCTGCACCAGTTGTCATATCAGCTTTTACTTCGAATGAAGTTGCTCTTGTTTGACCTTTTTTAAGTTTGTCAATAGCACCTCCGTTAATCGCTTCTTTAATAGCAGATTTGAAGTTCATTGGCTTACTATCTACGGCATTTTTTTTAGCTGCCATTTCGATAGTGTCCATTCTTTTTTGCATTTCATCATTCTTTGCAAGATATTCGTTAGATAAGTTAGAAATTTCACTTTTAAGTGATTCTTCAATCTCACCTTTCGCATTATCTTGAGCCGAATTAAATGCTTTTTCAATTTTAGAATCAACTAAATCTCCGATTTGGTCTAATTCTTTTTTGATTTCATCGTTCATTTTTTACGAATTTAATTTATTAAACAAATAATTATATATATCACTATTATCAGCTTTTATCTGTGTCGGCTCTGTAACTTCAATTTCGGTTGGCAAAGTGGCACTATCGTTAAAAATAGATTTTAGCTTGATGAGTTCTGCTTCAATAGCATAACCCATATTGTCAGAAATGTTACCCTTGCGAATTAACTTCACAAGTTTATCATATCTTTTCAATACTTTTTCCTTATCTACATTCCCTTTTACATCTAATATCATTGCTTCATCATTTGCAGCAAGTGTAACGGCAGAAATCTCATAAAGTTTTACTTCCGTTAATTTTCTGTTATATCCATCACCCATTCCTGCTTCTTTCTGAAGTGGTAATATACCAACACTATTTTCGGTAATTACCCCTGCTTTCATAAGTTCTAATACATCAGTTCCAAGTTGTGTTTTAGGAATCTTCGCTTCAAACATTAATCCTTTATCATCTTCATATAGGTTTACCATTTTTCCTAATGGTTGATCCATATTGTGTTGATACAAATACTTCACACGACTTCCATTCTCCATAATCGTTTTTGTATATGCACCAGGTGTAATTATATCACCATCACTATCTACATTGTTAAATACAGAACCATATCCTTTTACGATTCCTGACTTTTCATCGGCATCTACTAATTCACCGATTGGACTTGACTTATATATTATATTTTCCATTTTACAAAGATATTAATTTTCTATATATATTAATTCACCACCACCATTTACTTCAGGTGAATCAGTTATTAAGACATCTATTCTTCTTCCATCTGCATTTTCTAACATTACAATTAGTTCTTCGATGCTAAATAACATTAACCAAGTTCTTGGTGATTCTGAATTTGGGTGTAATTTTTCGTACTCTTGTGATAATTCAAACAATCTTTCCATTATATTTTATTTTGTAATTTTCTTATAAGTTCTCTTGATTCATAATAAATATTAGGGTATAATCTTCTAAATATAGGGTTGCCTAAATATAAATTTTCGAATGAATGTGCTAAAACTTCAGCAATTTGTGCATAAACACCACCTCTTGTAT